ACGAGCATTAACTGCTGACATTACTTTCAGTGTTCTTTCTAGAATAGCTAGAGTAGAACCTACTGGAGAGTTAGCTGACATATCAGATACTTTCATATCTGCAGCAGAAGCAAAGCGTCTACCTTCATCAATAATCTTATCCATTAAAAGTGCAAGGACTTGACTTGGTTCTTTATAAGGAAGTGGTAGAATATTATCTCTAATAGTACCTGAAGGAACATCGACATCTCTAAACTCAGCTGGACCAATAGGAGTATCATCACCTTTAATTCTCAATCCTCTGGATTTAAATCCACCTGGGAGATTAGATAATGTTCCTGCGTCTACTAACTGTCTTAGTAACATTGTGCCTGATTTTGAAAATCCTCCAATTAAATGTATCAATCCAAAGCAATAAAAACCGAATCCTGGTACGTAGCCATAATGAACAAAATGCTCTCGTCTCTGTTTCTTGTCGTCATCTTGGTTCCAGTTGCGTCGGATTGACAAAATCTCAGTCGTGCCTTTATCTATAGTTACAATATAAGGTAGAGCTATTCCTGTTTTTCTACTTCCGTCTTTATCTTCAAAACCTTCTAAGTCAAGGTTTACATTCATCTCTAGTATTTTATATCTATCATCATTAGATGCATCAAAACCCATCTCTTCTGCTATCTTCTTCTCAACTTGGTCTATATCACGTGTAGGTTCTCCTAGCTCTACATCTCTATAGAATCCTATTTCTTGTAAGTTGTGAAGTTCTTGTTCTGTCTTACGCATTACATGAGTAATACGCTCTGCTGATTCTAAGTTAGAAGCACCATAAGGTACAACCATATCTTCAGCTGGAACAAATAGTGATACTTGTCTTTCTAATGCTGGGTCATAATAAACTTTTTTAAACGCGTTACCCGCTAATCCTAAACCCCATAACATTCTTTCATGTTCAGGTCTAAACTCAGGCATCTGTTCTAAAAGCTGGTAGTTCATATTCTCTTGAACACGTTGAGCAGCTTCCATACACTCAGGTGTTTCTCTACCAACAATAGAAGTCTTCACAGGGCCTGCAGCTGGGAAGGTCTCCATCATTGTTTCAGCTTGGAATTTAACTAATGCTTCAGAAAGTAACGGGTGGTACACAGAGCATGCACCTTGCCAAGGTTCACTACGGTCTTCTATTTTAAGTCCTAGAAGTTCTAAGCCATCAACATATGTTTGTAACCAATCTTTTCTAGAGTCACAATCATTATTAAATCCTTCTAGTAATTCTGATGATAGTTCTGCTAGATACTTTTCATCTAGTTCTTCAGCTAAGTTATCATCAAAAGTCTCGTCTACTTCTATAGCCTCTTCTATAGCGTCTTCAAGTTCATCGCCATCTACAATAACCTCAATAGCCTCAACTTCTTCAGTTTCTTCTTCTAATCCTTTGGGAGCTTCGTATAAAGCCTTATCTACGTCCATGTTGTGTCCTCTTAAATGGCATAATATTTTCTGCCTTTTTGACTTTTAAACAATACTATATCATCCTCTTCATCATTCGGCAATCGAATAAAACCGCCTTGCCTAAACCTTGACAGTGCTAGAGTTGTGGAGTCAACCAAGTCGTCGTTGGCACCACTAGGGAAATCGTTACATTCCTCAATAACCTCATGCGCCCAACGTTTGTCTGGTGCCCAAACAACACCACCACTAAAGAGATCAGACACAGCATTAACACGGCTAATCTTATCTTGTCCCTTTCCAGGCGTAAATTCTCCAACAGGTATTCCCATTCTTCTAAACTCTTGATATAAAGCTGCGCCATTAGATTTTTTCTCTACAATAAATGCGTCTGGTTCCCACTCCTCATACTCTTCTAGACACATAGCTTTGAGTTCTGGAAACTCTAGTCGTTCCTTTACTGCATTTAATAATATGATTGCGTAGTTGTCTGTCTCTTCATTTAAGAATACGCCCCAAGTTGTTAGTGCATTATAGTCAGCCCTGTTGTTTGCTTCTTGAGCAGCATCAAGTGTCATTATAATAAACTCACACGGAGGTGGGTCATCTTCTTCCCATATGTTCCACCACTCTCTTTTAATTAAAGCACCTTCTTCTGATGTCGGATTCTGTAGATACTGTGCGTTCCAATATCTTATATCCAGTGCAGCACGTCTTGCTTTTAGTTCTTCTAGCGACCAGAACTCAGGCCATAGTGGTACTTCATTTCCCTTCTTATCTTCTAGTATCGCTGGGAACTCTACTACCTCCCAGTCATCCACATCCTCGTTCTTGGTCATCTGGTTGATTATCTGTCCCGTTAGGTCTAGCTTCGACCATCTCGTCATCACTACTACTATCGCTCCCCCCGGCATCAGACGCTGTAGTGGTCCGCTTTGAAACCATTCCCAAGCTGGCAAGAACACGTCGCCTTTGCCCAGTTTGGCATCTTGCTCTGAATGTGGGTCGTCGATTATAAATAGGTCAGCACCCCTACCTGCCAAAGCACCACCAACGCCAATAGCGAAATACTCACCATTATAATTCGTACCCCAGCGTGAGGCTGATTTACTATCCGCTTGTAAGCTGATGTCAGGGAAGATATCTTTATATTGTTCCGAACCCACGAGGTTACGTACCCGACGACCAAAGTTAACTGCAAGGTCAGCTGTATGAGATGCCATAATAACCTTTTTTGCTGGATGTTTACCCAAAAACCAAGCCGGAGCCAAATAGGAAATAAGTTCTGATTTTCCGTGACGAGGCGCGATATTGACAATAACTCGTTTTCTCTTTCCGTTTGCGATTTCTTCAAATAATTTAGCCAGTCTTGCATGATGTTCTCCTACTTTATAGTCTGGGTAGACGTGCTTAATGAAGTCTAGGAAGTTAGCCTCACCCTTAGTCTTGGTTAGTTCCTTCTTGTACTGTGTTAATAGCGTTAAGTGTCTCTGTCTGTCTCTCTCAGACATATTAGGTATCTGTTGCTGTAATAACTCTAGGTCTTCTGAGCTAATCATCGTCTTTTAAGACTTCACCTTCTATTGTTTTGCCTTTGAGTTGCTCAATAGTTTCTAATAGCTCTTTTTCTAGCTCTTCACCCGACTTATTGATGTGGGTAATCTCTGTTTTCTTCTTGAATGCGTCCACTCCGTCTATTTCACCCACTGCTTTCCACGCTGATATGCGTTCACGAGGGCTTTTAGCCAGTGCTGCTTCCTGTAATAGCCCATTTAGGACTGATAGTTTAATCTCTGCTAGGTCTTTAGCCACCATATGACTAGTCTGCGACACCATGCCGGCAAGGTAAGCTATAGTCTCGTTAGGGTACGTGCCGAAATCAGGCTTTAACTCAGGATTCTTCATCATTTCCTTAGCTACTTCTTCAGCCTCTTCCATGTTTTCACGTGATGGTTCTATGTTTTCTTGTGCTAGGTCACTAATTAACTTCACTGTGTTTGACCGCATAGTTAATTCTTCACTAGGAGACATCTCTGGTAGTGCTTCGCGCGCATTCTTAGGTAATGCCACATTATCTTCTATGTTAGGCACAATAACTTTGTGTTCTTGGTTGTCTTGTTCTTGCATGTGTTTGCTGTTACACCTTGTATTATTTGCAGCTAGGGTTTAAGTATAAACTAAAAGATTATCAGCGACAAGCAGAAAAGATACAGTAGTATTAAATACAAACTGATATTAAGTAGAGTCCATAGTGTATATATTATGTTCATGCCCGTAGTATAAGACCTATTTGCGCCCAATGTGGTACCGAGAATCATTCGTATTCCTGTTCGTATTACCCCGTGTTGCCCTTGGTTTACTGGATTTTTGCTAAAAATTTTTTCAGTAAAGCTATATGTAAAGTTAAGGGGGCGGTATTTAGAATTTCTATAGTCATTTATGCGTTACACAGTGTAATAGAGAGTGTGGGAGTCCCAAAAATTTTTGCGCGGGTGGGGGGTAGGTGGGGGTAGTGGCGCGTGGTATCGGTCGAACCCTATCGACAACCCTGCCGTAAGTCATTGATTACAAAGGGAAAATCACCAGTTTTCACACGTGAGATAGTTAGATTATTTATGGTTTAACTATTGTAATTCAATCTTATGAGAGTATAATTTAAACTATGACAACGAAATAATAATGTCATACTTTTAAAAACTATAAGGAAATTAAACTATGAAATCTATTAAGAAAGCATTAAACGTAGCATTAGGTAATATCGAAGTATCAGCAATAACAAAACAAACAAATACTTTAATTGATACTGATAAAAATCAAGCCGAAGTATTTAACAATTGGAATGAGAATTTAGTAGCTAACGATAAATGGTATAACTTCACTAACGGGAAATTACCTATCGAATTTATTAAAGCGACTAAAGAAAGTATCGCGGTGGCTTATTTCAATCAACCTGAAATGAATAATGTTCTAGGATATTATGTCGAAGTGGATGGAGTGTCGAAACGTATCGACAAAAAAGAATTATCACAATATGAAACGAATGCCGTTTTCAATATGACATTAGACACTGTAGTAAATAATGTTAAACCTTCTAACAAAATGAAGGCGGTTAAAGAATTAGTTTCAGGTGTGAATAGAACATTCGCTAAAGATAAATGGGATAAAAAACTTAATCAATGGAAATCAGTAGCAAAACAATATGATGACAATGGCGAAGTCGCGAAAAAAGAAAAGGCGAAAAGAAACTTCGTTGAAATGGTCGAATGGAATGTTTTGGGAAATCCTGATAACCATGATGAGTTAGGTTACTCAGGAAGTCTTGTAAGAAAATGTATTAACGATAAAGACGATATGATTGACACTGCGAAATTCACTGAATTAGC